TTGTGAATTCATAGGTGGCAAATTGATTGAAGTGCATCTGAGACGCAACGACGACTTTGACGAACACACTGACCATTTTATACCGGTCTGGGCAGGGCAAGACACTACTCCACCTGATGGCTACACCTATCGCGTCTATCCCGATGTGCATGGAAGAATTGGTGCTTTTGTAAAATAAAACACATAAATATCAGTATGAAGACAACTGCACCGGGAACAAGACAATGACAATCCCAACTAACAAATTAGTCAAGATGCAAGAAGACTTGGCCAAGGACTTGGTCGAGTTTGAAAGTTTAATGTACCTCGAAGGCAAGGATCTTAAGAATATAGAAGATACATATCAGTCAGTATGGAATGTACTAAGCGATATCAACAAAGAGGATAAGACGTGATATCAACTAATTTTGTTAGCGAGTTGGAGCAAATTAAAAAACTTGCTGGAATAAACGAATTCAAAGGGTTGACTCCGTACGACGGCAGTAACATAAGTGTTACAGGCAATGAAAAAGGCAAACTGATGAAGAAACACAACATACAACCGGGAACAGACGCTTGGTTCAAGTTATGGTTCAGCAGGCCTTATTTGACTGGAGAAAAACCAATATGAGAGCAACTGATTTTGTTAGTGAGTACAGAGCAGCCGGCAAAGTCAGTGTGGCAGGCACAATCAAGCTGGGCAACCAATTCAAAGACACTTATCAAGTGGTTAACACTCCCATCAGCAACTTGTATGAGGTGAGAATAGATGACAGTCCTAGAGAATCATACCCCAGCTACTACTTCTACAACAAAGACACAGGTGCATGTGTGGGCAGTTTCTCCATCAACGCCATGCCAGACGCAGCAGATGATGCCAGTCCCATAGTGCGTCCAGGTGTGCAGATTGTTCAGCCGCACATGACTCTGGCGCCAGAAGTGCAGGGCAAGGGACTGGGCTCACTGATATACGACACTTTCCTTGCAGGCGGCAACTGGTTGTTTGCCACATTCGATCACTCAGCAGGTGCAGGTGCATTATGGGACCGCATGGCTACAAAAGGTTCCAACATCAGTGTGCTTTACAATTTTAATTCTGATTCAGTAGTAGAGCCCGGAACCAAGCAGGCACAAACAGCAGTACGCATTCTAGGCCCAAGAGAAAGATTTAAAAATAAACAAGGTGCGGCTGAAGAGTTAGATGAAGGCTGGAAAGAGTGGTTAGCAGGCGGTGCATTGGCACTGGGTGCAATGGGCGCCCAAGCAGCTACTATCGTAAGTCAGGTTGTTAACCCAGGCGACACTGTGTATAGTATTGCCAGACAGAACAATGTCCCTGCGGCTGTACTTTACAAACTAAATGGGTTCAACAACAGCACAAAATTAACTCCGGGGCAGCAAATCAAAGTGCCTGATGTTTACACTAAAGATGCAACACCCACCGCAAAAGCACCAGTAGCTGCACCGGCAATTGCAAAAAAAGTACAAAGATCACACCCCAAGCTCGCAGCAAAAGCACAACCCGCCGCCAAAACAGTTGCTCCTATCACAGGAAGAAAAGCTGAACAACTGTTGATGAATACTGCCAGACGTAGTGGTATTACCGGAATAGAACTTGCTGCCTTCATGGCACAGATGGCACACGAGTCGCATGACTTTAAAACTATGGTAGAGTACGGTGGCAGTTTAGACTTCCGTAAGTACGATCCTAAGTATGCTCCTAGGAAAGCCAAAATATTAGGTAATACTAAAGCAGGTGATGGCGCAAAGTACAAAGGTCGCGGATACATTCAAATCACCGGCAGATATAACTACGGTATTGCCGGAAAAGCAATTGGCATAGATCTAGTGAATAATCCTAAGCTAGCAGAAAAACCGTCTGTTGCTGCAAAAATTGCTATTTGGTACTGGAAACTTAGAGTACAACCGAATGTTGATGACTTTAGTAATGTTAGAGATGTTACTAAGCCTATTAATCCGGGCTTGCGCGGTCTAGAAGATCGTGAAAGTAACTTTGACGATTATAAAACAATTGTAGCAAGTTTATGAAAATACATGAAATTTTAGCCGAATCGCCGACTGCGTTATCGCAATGGAAAAATGATGAACCAGTTGACTATGTAAAACATCTTACAAAGTTCTTTGGAGCACCAGACGAGTTAACTTTTAAAAGAGCTGTTTGGTATAACAAGGATGGATTTAAAAGAGTTGTGGTATTAGATGAATTTATATTACACACATCTCCATCGCCACATTACGATTATGTTTATTCATATGTTGACATGAAAGTGCCTCATAATCTAACAGATGATCTAGCAAGAAGTAGTGAAAGCATTTTAGTAGATCACCTCAAAGGTGAAGTAGGCGGACGCTGTGCTACATTGACTGCCAATGCAGTAACAATACAATATGTTATTGATGTAGTAGAAGGCAACGTTGAGCCGTCAAAACTAGAATACGAAAACCGTATTAACTCTATGCACGACATGTTTGATGCTGGAGAACAGTTTGAATTAGACTGGTGGCCCGACAGCACTGATGATGCATCTCCTGATAACGAATACTATGCAGAAGCGGCACACAATGAAAACTTTGCAGATGGCAAGAAGCCAGGACGTAAGGGATTGGCCAAGCGTAGTGGTGTAAATACTAAAGCAAGTGTTAGCAGTTTAAGAAAGACTGCTAAGAACAGCAGTGGCGAAAAGCAAAAGATGGCACATTGGCTTGCTAATATGAAAGCTGGCAGGGCTAAAAAGAAATGAAAATATCAGATATCGTAAATGAAACAACAACAGCAGGCGCTACAAGTGCAGGTGCTATAGCAACAGTTGCTAACCCTCCTGCCGCACGTCAGAAGATTAAAACTGGTAAAAATGGTACTCCAGAAGCTCCACAAAAGAAAAATGCAGACGGTACTGCTAAAAATGCACTTGAGCTATCAAACAATTTAATGGGTGGCTCGACCATCAAACGATAAATATACATAATAAGTATTCTGGAGATTACAATGATAAAACAAGTTAAAGAAGCTGATAAGACTATGAGCCGTGCTGCTAAGGGCCATGAGAAGTATGGCAAAGAAGGCATGCAAGCACTAGCTAAAGCTGGTAAAGAAGGTAAAAGTCTTGATCCTATTAGAAAAAAATACGACAAGTATTCCGAAGAAGTCAAAGAAGGCTCGGATTGGGAAACAACCCACGATCAGTTTACTACTGTGGGCAATAGAGCAACTCCTGAGCAGATAAACAAAATTACCAGTGCTTTAGATGGTGTGGCGGAACACAAAGGTGTGAAACACAAGTATCAAATGACACATTCAGATGGTTCAAAGATGAAGTTTACTGCTAAGGATGATGCTGATGCCAGACGTCAAGCTAAAGAGCACGATGCTAAAAGTGTTAGTAAGTTTAAAGGCGGCGCATATACTGATAAAGTGGCAGAAGGCGGATTTTTTGATCCAGATCGACCCAATATCGGTGATGTAGTTAAACATAAACATAGTGGCGCCATGGGTCGAGTTAAAAAGATAGGAACACAAGGTGACACTACTACGGTGTATTTCAAAGATGCCAAAACAGGCGCAATGAATTATGGTGAATGGAAGAAGCACGTGTTTCCAATTAAACAGCAAGGTGTGGCGGAAGGTTCGTTTGGTAGTGGATTCAACGGTCCGTTCACCGCAGTGGTCAACACTGGTGAGCGTCCTAAATCAAGAACCAAAACTAAAAAATTCCGTCGTGAGGATGATGCCATACTCTGGAGCGAAGACTGGTTAGAAGACTTTCCGCAGTATGTGTATGCCACTATTGAAGTCAAAGACTCAACCGATAATGTAGTTTGGCAAAGCAATGACGAGCAAGGTGTAGTGGGGGGCAGAAATACAAATAACCCAGTTGATGACATGGTAGAAGATTATTTAGATTGGCTTGATGCAAGGCACATGCTTACAAAAAGCCGAGAAGAAGAAAAAGCGCAAATTATGTCTGATTTAAAAAGCGGAATTTTACATCCCGACGAAATAGACTATGCAATGTCTGGTGGGCAAGGTGTAGCGGAGGGTGACCAAAGCGACTCAGCTCGCAATCGCCGTGCAAAAGAAGCACACGAACAGAACCTTGATGCAGCTCACAAGGAATTAAGACAGCGTGATGCTGAAGGTGAGGACATGAGTCAATATCGTGTCAATCCCCGCACATACAAGATCGAGAAGAAGGCAGTTGCTGACAAGAAAAAGAAAACAGTTAAAGAAGGCCTAGGCGATTTAGCAAGTGCAGCAGAGCGTGATCACGAAGTGCAAATGGCTCGTGCTGATCTATATAAACTAGCAAAGTACGCTATTAAATTACACGATATGCTTAAAACAGTATCTGAAGCAGAAGGCATCGAAGGATGGCAGCAGGCAAAGATTACTAAAGCAGCAGACTATATCAGTAGTGTATATCATGCACTAGATTATGATATGAAGTTTGCAGAATCAAACTCAACAGCAAACGTTCTAACTAGAGCAAAAGATGTAGTTGAATCAAACTACACAGCAAAACTTGCAGAACGTGTTTACAAAACTTTAAAAAAAAGAACTAATGTAACATGTAGCGAATGCGGAAATCCTAGTTATACTACGCTAGACGAAGAAAAACAAAAAGGTGTTGACGGCAAGGTATGCTGGAAGGGCTACAAGCGTATGGGCACTAAACAAAAGGACGGCAAGACTGTAGACAACTGCGTTAAGATGTAGTATGGAAGACAGTGCCGAAGATTTTGTTTGGCAGACTATTGACCCAGATTTAATTTGGGTAATGGACAAACTAATTGTAAGTAGAAAAATGCGATATAACTGTGGACCAGTGGGTCTTGATGTTCCGCATCCGGGCTTTTATATCGTGCGCCCTTGTGTTAATATGCTGGGACTAGGCCTGGGTGCAGAAAAAATGTGGCTTGAGAAAGACACTTGCAATTTGCCCTACGGTTACTTCTGGTGTGAGTGGTTTGAAGGTAGACATCTCAGCATAGACTACTTTTACGGTACACAAGAATTATGTGTAGAAGGTCGAAAGAGTGATGATACATTTACTCATTGGGACGAATGGTTTCGAACAGATGACATAGTAGAGTTTCCTAAAATGCTACACAATATATCATATCCGCACAAATGGATCAACTGTGAGTTCATAGGTGGCAAACTGATTGAAGTACATCTTAGACGTAACGAAGACTTCGACGAATACACTGAACATTTTATCCCAGTCTGGGAAGGCGAAGACACAACACCGCCCGACGGATACACATATCGTGAATATCCAGATGTCCACGGCAGAATTGGCGCTTTTATAAAATAAACACTTGACAACGCCTAAATAATCCTGTATACTTAACAAGTAATAACATTTATTTAGGAGTAATCTATGAGTGATCGTACCTATGGTGCAGAAGAAAAAGCAAAACTTGAGCGTCTTGTTCAAGAAGGCGTAACAGTGCTACAAGAAATTGAAGACTTACAAGAAGGTCTTAAAGATACTGTTAAAGCAGTAGCAGAAGAACTAAACATCAAACCAGCATTAATTAATAAAGCAATTAAAGTTGCACAGAAACGTGACTGGGAAAAGCATGCAGACTATTTTGAAGACCTTGAAACACTTGTTGCTACAGTCGGTGTTGACAAGTAATGCAACAAATAAAAGAATTTTGGGTAGCTAGTTATACCAGTGACAAAACTGCGTTCTATTTTGAACTTGTAAGTTTTATCTTTACTGTAGGTGCAAGTTTAACTCTTGCGGTTAATGCTAAAGATCCTAATATGATGATGGTATACCCAGGATTCTTTGTTGGTAGTATTACTCAATGCTATGCAGCAGTACGTAGAGGTGCAGCGTGGGTGATGCTACTAACAGGGTACTTTGCAATAGTTAACATATTTGGATACGGAGTAGCAGCAACATGGTGGTAAAGCCTTACCAGTGGCTGGCTTGGGTAAGCACTGTAATCGTATTGATTGCAGCTTGCCTTGCCAGTTTTGTACCTGAACTATATCTACATCATTACTTCTTTATTGTAGGTAATGCACTATGGATTGTAGTCGGATACTTATGGAAAGAAAATTCACTCCTATGGTTTAATATAGGCTTAACTGCTATATATGTTATAGGCTTAATATTATAAGAGTCGTTCACTTTAAGAACAGGTTTAAGGTTAGTTGGCCACAAGCAACAGGAGGCATTTAATTGAGTTATGTAGACGCATTTTTCGACCGTGATCATGATCTGATCAAGATAGTTGAACGAAAAGACGGAGCTAGAATATTCCGTGAACAACCTGTAAAATATACATTTTACTATAAGGATCAAAAGGGCAAGTACAAGAGCGTGTACGGTGATCCGTTGAGTCGTATTGTATCTAAGAATACAAAAGACTTCCGCAAGGAAATTGCAATCAATCGAGACAAAACGCTGTTTGAAAGCGACATTAATCCAATCTTTCAGTGTCTAAGTGAAAACTACCTTAACCAAGACGCACCTAAACTAAATATTGCATTTTTCGACATTGAGACAGACTTTGACCCAGAGCGCGGCTTTGCAGATCCTAGCGATCCGTTTATGGGCATTACGTCTATCTCCGTTTATTTGCAGTGGCTAGAAACAATGGTGTGTTTAGCAGTGCCCCCTAAAACACTTACAATGGAAGCTGCGACTGAGTTGCTTAAAGATATTCCTAACGTAATGCTGTTTGCTAAAGAAAAGGACATGTTAGACACGTTCTTAACAATTATTGAAGACAGCGACGTAATAAGTGGTTGGAACAGCGAAGGCTATGATATTCCCTACACTGTCAATCGTGTAGCTCGTGTATTAAGTAAAGATGACACAAGACGGTTTTGCTTGTGGGGTCAGTTGCCTAAGAAGCGCATTTACGAAAAGTTTGGTAAAGAAAGCGAAACATATGACTTGATTGGTCGTGTACACTTGGACAGTTTAAACTTGTATCGTAAGTATACCTATGAAGAACGCCACAGCTATCGACTAGATGCTATTGGTGAAATTGAAGTAGGTGAAAACAAGACAGCATACGAAGGTACATTGGATCAACTTTATAACAATGACTTTAAAAAGTTTATTGAATATAACATTCAAGATACTGCGCTGCTGGACAAGCTGGATAGGAAACTGCGCTTTATTGAATTAAGCAATACTATTGCACACGAGAATACAGTTCTTATTCAGACTACTATGGGCGCTGTTGCTGTTACTGAACAAGGCATTATTAACGAGGCGCACAATCGTGGACTTCAAGTTCCTAATCGTAAGAATATAGATGACGAAGAAAACACACAGGCCGCTGGTGCATATGTTGCGTTCCCTAAGAAGGGCTTGCACAAGTGGATTGGGTCAATGGACTTGAACTCACTGTACCCTTCAGTGATTCGTGCGTTAAATATGGCTCCAGAAACTCTTGTAGGACAAATTCGTCCAGACATATCAGAAGCTCGTGTAGCAGAAGACATGGGTCTTAAGAAACAGAGCTTCGCCGGTAGTTGGGAAGGTCGCTTTGCAACAGAAGAATACGATGCTGTTATGGCCAAACGTAAAGATGTTGCACTTACTATTGAGTTTGAAAACGGCCAGTCTGAAGTAATGAGCGGAGCAGAGATTTACAAACTAGTATTTGACAGTAATAATCCATGGATGCTTAGTAGCAATGGTACAATCTTTACACAAGAGTTTGAAGGTGTTATTCCAGGTATTCTAAAGCGTTGGTATGGTGAACGTAAAGAGTTACAAGCAAAGCTGAAGAAAGCTAAGGATGCAGGTAATAAGGCAGAGATTGAGTATTGGGATAAACGTCAGCTAGTTAAGAAGATTTTGCTTAACAGTTTGTATGGTGCTATTCTTAACCCTGGTTGCCGCTTCTTTGATAAGCGTATTGGACAGTCAACTACACTTACTGGTCGTACTATTGTTAAGCATATGAGTGCAGAAGTTAATAAAGTTATTACTGGAGTTTACGATCACGTTGGTGATGCTGTTATCTATGGTGATAGCGTTACCGGTGATTCGATGATTAACACATCAAATGGCATGATTGCAATTGAAGATTTGTTTGATGCAGTTGAGGATAAAGTATTACATCCTAGTGGAAAGG